CAGTGGATCTGATGAGTTTACATTCTTAACATCTATCTCAGCTTACAATTACTTTGTAAACGGAGGTACTTCTCTAATTGTTACTAGAGTAGCTTCAGGATCGTTTACAGAAGCAACTTCATCTACAATTTTTAATGATCAAGAAAGTGGTGATGTTCCAGCAGGAAGTAACTTATTTGGTCAATATACTTCAGGTGGAGAAGGTGGTGCTGAATTTTCAGGTACAGTAACTCCAGCTACAAGTGGAGCTGGAACAGGAATAACATTAGCAGTTACTGCAACATCTGGAAGTGGTAAATTTAGCCAAAGTGCAGTTCTCCCTGAATCAATCGCAGGTGCTGGAATGGTAGCAGATACTTATACAGTAGCTTTAACAAGTGGTTCAGGTGCAGGTACAGGAGCTACAGCTGAAATTATAGTAGCAAGTGCTACAACAATTACTTCAGCTACAGTAGTAGCAACAGGTTCAGGATATGTTGCAGGAGATACATTAATTATTCCATCAGGATCATTAGGTGCTACAACAAGTGGTGGTACAGACCTTGTATTAGCAGTTGAAGCAGCAGATTTATTTGTAGAAACAACAGCTATTACAACCGTAGGTGCTGGAACAGGATATGCAGTAGGAGATACATTAACAGTAACAGCAGCTGATATGGGTACACCAACAGCTAACCTAGTAGTAACTCTTGTAGATGCTAACATTACAGATGATAATGCCTTTACTTTAGAAACAATTGGTCAAGGTGAAATAATGAACAGTACTAGTACATTATCTTCAACTGGTGCTTTAGAAAGCGGATCAACAGACAATATTAGATGGGAAATTGCTTCCCCAAATACTTCATCAGGTACATTTAGTGTAATCATTAGACAAGGTAATGATACAAACAGAGCTAAATCAGTACTTGAAAGCTTTAATAACGTATCATTAGATCCAAAATCTTCAAATTATATTTCTAGAGTAATTGGAGATCAAAAACAAGTAGTTAGAGGATCAGGAACAGATGTTTATTTACAAACAAGTGGTTCTTATACTAACGGTTCAAGATACGTAAGAGTAAAATCAGTAAATGCTAAAACTCCAGATTATTTAGATAATAGTGGAAATGCAAAAGCTCAATATACAGCTTCTATTCCATTAGCAAGTTCAGGTTCATTTGGAGACGCTGTAGGTAGTATTTTAACTGGAACTGGTAAATATTACCAAAATATTTCAGATTCTGATACTCAAGGATTAGTAGGTGGTAACTACACAACAGCATTTAATTTATTAGCTAATAAAGATGATTTTAAATATAATATCATCTCAGCTCCAGGATTATACCAATCAGGATACTCTTCAATATTAAATACTTTAATTTCAAATACTGAAAATAGAGGAGATAATATTGTAGTATTAGATCTTGTTCCTTATGCATCATCAATAACAGCAGTAACATCAACAGCAGCTGATAAAGATACTTCATATGCAGCAGCATATTGGCCTTGGTGTATGGTAACTGATCCAGATTCAGGACAAAGAGTTTGGGTACCAGCAGGAACATTAATTCCAGGTGTTTATGCTAATAATGATAGAACAGCAGAAGCTTGGTTTGCACCAGCAGGTATAAACAGAGGTGGATTAGGACAAGTTGTTCAAGCAGAAAGAAAATTAACTCAAGCAAATAGAGATACTTTATACACAGGTAAAGTTAACCCAATCGCTACATTCCCAGGTAGAGGAGTAGTAGTATTTGGTCAGAAAACATTACAAAATCAAGCAAGTGCTTTAGATAGAGTAAATGTTAGAAGATTGTTAATTGCACTTAAAAACTTCATTTCTCAGATATCTGATAACTTAGTATTTGAACAAAATACAGCAGCTACTAGAAATGTATTCTTAAGCCAAGTTAACCCATATTTAGAATCTGTACAACAAAGACAAGGTTTATACGCGTTTAAAGTTGTAATGAACGATTCAAATAATGGACCTGATGTAATTGATAGAAATGAATTAAGAGGTGCTATATACATTCAACCAACTAAAACGGCAGAATTTATTTACCTAGATTTCAATATTCTACCAACAGGAGCTGAATTCCCTGCATAAGAATTAGAGAACGTAATATTTATAACTGAATAAAAAAAATAAACATAAAATAAAATGGCAGTATTAGATCCAAACGAAATATTTTTCACGGCCTTTGAACCAAAAGTAGCTAATAGATTTATAATGTATGTTGACGGTTTTCCATCTTACATCATTAAAGGTATTAGTGGACTTGGTTTCGCGCAAGATGAAATTATATTAAACCATATTAATACCTACAGAAAAGTAAAAGGTAAATTAAGATGGAATGATATAACAATGCAATTATTTGACCCAATTACTCCTTCTGGTGCTCAAGCAACTATGGAATGGGTTAGATTACACCACGAATCAGTAACTGGTAGAGATGGTTACTCTGATTTCTACAAGAAAGACTTAACAATTGACGTATTAGGTCCTGTAGGTGATGTAGTTTCAGAATGGATTATTAAAGGTGCATTTATTAAAGATGGATCATTTGCAGATATGAACTGGGATACAGATGGTGAAGCCCAAAATATTGAATTAACAATCGGAATGGATTACTGCGTGTTAAATTTCTAATAGAAATATATATTTTTTTAAAAATAGCTTGGCTTCGGTCAAGCTTTTTTTTATATTGGATATGTATACACAAATAACGTTATAACTAAATAAAATTTATATGGAAGACATTTTAAAACTCCCAACAGAAACAATAGAACTACCCTCAAGAGGTCTAGTCTATCCTGAAGATAACCCACTATCAAGCGGTAAACTAGATATTAAATACATGACCGCTAAAGAAGAGGATATTCTTACAAACCAAAACTACATTAAAGATGGATCAGTTATTGATAAACTTTTAAAATCATTAATTGTATCTAAAATTAACTATGATGATTTAATTGTAGGTGATAGAAATGCTGTAATGATTGCCGCAAGGATTTTAGGGTATGGTAAAGATTATACTTTTAAATATGAAGAAGAAGAAGTAACAGTTGATTTATCAGAATTAGAACAACGTTTTCTTAAAGAAGAAGATTTAATTGAAAACCATAAGAATGAGTTTAAATTTACTCTACCTCATTCTAAAATTGATATTTCTTTTAAATTATTAGATAATAAAGATGAAAGAAAAGTTAAAGCAGAAGTAAAAGGTTTACAAAAAATTAATAAAAAATCTTCTCCTGAATTATCTACTCGTTTAAAATATATGATTCAATCTTTAAATGGTGATACTGATCCAAAAACCGTTAGAGAATTTGTAGACAAATATATGTTAGCAAGAGATTCTAGAGCATTAAGAGAGCATATTAGAACCTTCCAACCAGACATTGATTTAACATTTAATTTTGCGAGTAGTGACGGCATTGAAAGGGACGTGACCCTTCCGATGACCGTCAACTTTTTTTGGCCTGACTCAAACCTATAGGATCGAACTGTTTAAAATTATCCACCAAATAGTTTATTATGGTCAAGGTGGATATGATTGGATTACAGTTTATAACATGCCCTTATGGTTGAGGAAATTCACTTATAATGAAATTTATACAGCTAGAAAAGAAGAAGCAGATGCTATTAAAAAATCTGCTAATAGAGGAAAAGGAACAAACATAGACCTAAACAACCCAGGTAAAAATGTTCCTAAACAGGCATTTAAACCATCTACAAATAAAGGTTTAAAATCAAAACCTACTTATATTACAAAGGCATCAAAGAAATGATGCCTTTTAATATTTATAACAAAACCTGACATTTAAATGGCTAAATTAGATCCTAAAGTAACAGCACAACTTAAAAAAGACCTTAAGGAAATAAATGACTTCTATAAAAAAATAGGAGCACAGGAACTAAAGGTTGACATTGACACAGCTGACATTGATGATTTAAAACTTATAAAAGAGTATTTAAAAGATGCTAGAGAAGAAAGTGATTTGCTTTTCGGTAATTTTAGAGATGTAAAAGCTGAAGTAGATGAAATATTTTCAGGACTAAATGCTATTACTGATGAAATTAAAAATGGTAGACAAGGTTTTGATTTAACAAAATCTGCAGTAGCTAAACTTACTACTGTAATGGGTCAAGTTAAGGATATTCAAGAGGATATCACAAGTGCTAATACCGATGATTTAATAAAACTTCAACAAAAAGCATTAGCTGAAAGAAAAAATCTAATAGAAGCTCAAAGGCTTCTTAAAATGCATGAAAACATTAATGATGAAACTTCTAAAGAATTTATAGCTCTTCAGAATGTAAATGGACTTTTAAAAGATCAGGATGGTTTATTTGCTGAAATAGATAAAACATTAGCACAAGTAGTTAAAAATTCTGAAATAGTTGATAAAAACTTTGGATTTAAAGCATTTGATAACATCAGTCAGGCAATGGGTGACATTCCTGGTCTTGGTAAATTATCAAAACCACTTCAAGAGGCCTCTGGGGCTGCTAAAAGTATGGCTGAAGGTATAGAATCAGCAGCTGCTTCAGGAGGTAAAGGTCTTACTAAAGAAAAAATAAAACAATTAGGATTAGATAAAAAATTAGGAAATCTATCAGGTTCAGCTGCTGCTCAAAAACTTAAAGGAATGAGTGGTGCGCAAAAGGGAATGATGGCATTACAAGCTGGTTTTAAATCATTAGGTCCTATGATTGCAAGAGCATTTGGTCCTGTATATTTAATTACTGAAGCTATAAAAGCAATTATGACTATTGATAAAGCATCTGGTGAAGTAGCAAAATCAATGGGTATATCAGCTAAAGAAGCAAGAGCTATGAATGCTGAAATGGCTGACGCTGCAGCTAATTCTAGAGATTTATTAGTATCATCCCAAGATGTAGTTAAAGCTAATATGCAGCTGAATAAAATAATGGGAACTGGAGCTCAGTTTTCTGGGGAAATGGCAGCTGAATTTGCTTCTATTTCAGAAAGAACAGGCCTTTCAGAAGCAGCAATGAAAAAGTTTACTGAAGGTGCTTTGATTGGGGGTAAAACAATTAAAAAACAACTTGTTGATGTAACTGCAGTAACCCAGGAATTAAATGCTCAAAATAAGGTTTCTTTTGCAGCCAAAGATATTCAAGAAGGAATTGCTCAATTATCAAAAACACAACAATTAACAGCTGGGTTGAATACTAAAGAAATGGCTAAACAAGTATTCCAACAAAAACTACTTGGGTTAAATTCTCAACAATTGGAGGGTGTTCAAAGTAATCTATTAGATTTCGAATCTTCTATTGCAGCTGAAATGGAAGCTGAATTATTAACTGGTAAACAACTTAATTTAGATAGAGCTAGATCTTTAGCTCTTCAAGGTAAACAAGGAGAATTAGCAGAAGAATTAAGAAAACAAGTAGGTTCATCAGCTGAATTTGGTGAAATGAATGTTATTCAACAAGAAGCATTAGCTAAAGCGTTTGGTATGTCTAGAGAAGACATGGCTGGAATGTTAATAGAGCAAGAAAAACTTGCAGCTATGCAAAAAGCATTTGGTGGTGATATTAAAACAGCAAGTGAAGCTCAAGCCGAATATAATAGATTATCAGCAGCAGGTGAACTAACAGAAGAAAAAAAGGCACAATTAGCCGAAGCAGGAGTTTTAGCCCAATTAGAATCAGCATCAGCACAAGATAAGCTTAATGCTGCTATGGAAAAGATGTCAGATTTATTTATACAAATAATGGATCCACTTATGCCTCTTATAGATGCTATAATGGCTATGTTAGATCCTATATTTGCTATTTTATCTCCTATACTTAAAATAGTAGGTGATATAATAGGATTAGTTATGACTGTTTTAACACCTTCATTAAACCATCTTGAAAGTTCAATGGCAGCCGTAGCTGACTATTTTTATAATTTATTTGGAGGAATGCAAGAAGTATTTGGTGGTATTGCAACAGTAATTGAGGGTATCTTTACCATGGACTTTGATATGATATTAGATGGATTTAAAGCAATAGCTGGTGGAGCAATGGCTATGATTTTATCACCTTTCCAATTACTAGTAGATTTAGCTGTAGGAGCAATGAATGCTCTTATTGATGGGGTTAATCTAATCCCAGGTGTTAGTTTTAGTCATATTGAAGCTCCTGATCTTGCAGCTGAAGTTGGTGGAATGATTGGTTTAGCAGATGGTGGTATTGTTCCTGCAACCCCAGGTGGTGTACCTGCACTTATTGGTGAAGGTGGTGAAGATGAAGTAGTAATGCCTTTAAGTAGATTATCTAATCTTATTCCTGGAATGGGTGGTATAATGGGAGCTGCTGGTGGTTTAATGGATACAGTCGGAGGTTTATTTGGTGGTGAAGATGAAGATGTTACTCAATTAAAAGAATTAAATAAGAAAATATCTAAACTTATAGCTGTTGTTGAAAAAGGTGGAAATGTTACAATAGATGGAAATAAAGTAGGTAAGTCAATGGCCCTTGCAACTTCTAATATTGGGTAATATTTATAATAAAATAATAATTTAAATTAATAATTATGGCTGAATCAATTAAAAACAATTTTGACGTAAACGGCTCTCCGTTAGCTGTTCCTGTATCTCCTGCTGATGGTGTTACACCTGAAGCGGTTAGTATTGTAGGTAATTCAAGACTTCA